GGCATATAACCTTGCTCCATATTACAAACCATTAGTTTGTCTGTCGTTGTCATATTCGGATTCAGTTCCTGTCGTATTAGTTGACTAAATCATCCCTGCCACTGTTTCTGTGACGTAATATTCCACAGTTCTTTGAAGCGGGTTTCCTTCTACGAAAGTGCTGTCTATCGTTTCCACTCGGGCTTTCAATTCTAATTATTATATTGGATTAAGCATCACTGCTTGCCTTTTGTAACCACCTTTGCTATCTTGATTCATTGAGGAGGGGCGCTAGACGCTACTTAATGATGTCTTTGTCTGAAGAGTCTGTTCTTGAAGAATTTCTGGTTCTTTCATCTTTTGATGATCCCTTTGATTCTGTCCTTGACCATTTGTTTGATCTAGACCGTATTGCCCAAGAAAACGTTGAATTTGCTTCTGACGTTGATTTTGCTTTTATGGATCAACCTTATATTCGTTTGATAAATCTTATAAATGCCCGAGTTTCAAAAGGTCTTCCTTGGAAGGGCCTTACGGAGGTTGAGCATTTTTACACCCATGACCCTGATTCTCTTGATTGCTTTCACCTTGTCCATTATAAGGGCTTGCATCTTGTTTCTCTCTGTGTTTCTGATTCCCATATCAGTTTGCTTACTGGTTCTGACGCCTTTGATTATAACAATGACAATTGTTGTATATTCAGAGTTTGGCGTCTTAAAGAGGATGTCATTCCGAGAGAGTGTGTTTCTGATCCTGGTTTCATTTCTTTTCTTACCTGTCATCCAAATTTCCACCTTGTTTCTTTTCAACACCCCCTCCTCCCTTGGGAACTTGCAGATTTCCGTTTTGTTTCTCAAAGTCTCCCTCCTTGCAGTCACCCTACTGCTGAGTTGCCCCCGTTCAATAAAGGAGTGTGTCATCCGCCTACATTTGTTAGGATTTCACATTCTGAGATTACTTTGCGGTCCCGTTACTCACTTCACAAGTTCAAGTCCCGTGAAGATAAGGAGTTTTCTTTTATTGCGGATGTACTGCACCATACCGAGCGTGATGACTTTTTCTATGATGCAATTCTTGATCGTTTTCTGCGAGATCATGATGTTCCTTTGGTTGCTCGTTCTTATGGTATTCCTGATTGGCTTCATGCTGATAATAGGTATGGTCACAGGGATTCCGAACTTTTCAAGCAAGCAGCTGAATACTCCGGTCCGAATTTTTTTATGCCTAATCATTATTACTATTCGGATGATGAACTTCCTCCTCTCGAAGACGACGTATCCTGGTTTGAGGATGTGATGACCAACACCTTTGTCTCACAATCCTTACCGATACCGGATCTGTTTGTTACTGATGAAGATGGTGTTGATATGCCAGAATTGGTTTCGTCTGATGAAGAGTCGGATTCCAGTTCTGACGATGAGCGTCCCAAAAAGAGCCATTTTGAATCCCAGGCTTTTCCAGTTCAGGTTGAGATAAATGATCCTCAGTTCATGATGGCCAATGCTCAACTTGGAGATTTCAATGCCACGTTGAAGCAACTTGCTGATGAGGGTATGACTCATAAGCTCGATCCTGAGCAGCTTGAAACATTTACCTCAATTTTGTCCTCTGTTCGATCTACAATTTCGAATCTCACTGATACCATTAAGACTTCTGTCTCCACATTAGCTTCTGCTGGAGCCATGATAAAGAATTTGGCGTTGCTGATCGCCCTGGCGTACGCTGTGTATAAAGTTTACACTGAGCGTGATTCAAAATGGGGCCTTGGTCTTACCGTGATTTCTTCTGTTTGCGCGTTTAATTTTGCCCCAGGTCTTATGACCTTTGTTGAAGGAGCTATTGCGGCTGTTCGTGGGCGTGCCAACAATCCTGTATCACAGAGTCTCACCGATATTAGTGAGATAGTGAAGTCTCTAGTTGTTGGTTGTGTCTCGTGGGAGTTGGTTGGTTCGACTCCAAGTGCAAAGTCCACTATCGCATTTGGTAAGAGAATGGCTGATTTGCCCAAGACCATGGAGGGTTTTGACACGTTTGTGTCTTACCTGCACTCGGTCCTTGAAAAAGCTTTCAGATATATTTCTAGTACTGTTTTTGGTCGTGATGTTGATTACTTTGTTAAAACGGAGGCTCCCGCTATTGATCGTTGGTGTGAATCCGTGATTTCGGTGGCTGAACTCCACCATAAAGATGAGTTCCCAACCACTGTCGCCAATTACTCAATTGTTCGTAAGCTTGAGTCTGAGTATCTCCGTTTGTCAAAGGAGGTCTATAGTGGCGTTGAAGGTCATCGTGTTCGAATGGCCCTTTCCAATTACTACAATACTTTGAAGAAGGTCCTTTTGCCCTTTGAGAGAAAGAATTTTCAGAAGAGTGGCTATCGTCAAGAGCCGTTGTGTGTTTTGGTTATGGGTGCTCCCGGTGTTGGCAAATCTATTAGTGTTTGGCCGTTTATTATTGCTATGATGAAGGAATGCGCTGGAGAAGAAGACCTGCGCAATTTCAAGGAAGAGTATCCCAACAATTTGTATTCCCGCCAAGTTGAGTGCGAGTATTGGGAAGAGTATAATCGTCAGTGGGCCGTTATCCATGATGATTTTGGTCAGAAGAGAGATTCTATTGGTGATGGAACCGAACCTTTTGACATAATTCGTTCCATTAACCAGTACCCATTTGTTACACATCAAGCAGATATTGAGAGCAAAGGTAAGAAGACCTATGACTCTAAGCTCGTTGTTTGTACTACCAATAGGTTCTCTATGAGTTTTCCCTCGATCAATGAGGAGATGGCAGTTATTCGGCGTATGCATCTTAGTGTTATTCAGACCATTAAACCTGAGTTTGCAGTTGATCCCGAGGCAGAGCCTGAGCATAGAATTTTGAATATGGATCACCCTCATGTTCGTGAAAATGGGGGTTCGCCTAAGTTGGACATCATTCAGATGGTTAGAGTCAAGTGGACTAATGCCACACACTATGAGAAGTGTGAAACGATGACTTTTTATGAGTACGTCGCTTTGGCAGTCAAGATGTTCAAGGAGAAGGAGGGCAAGGCCCAGCTTCTCAAGGATTTTCTTGATGATATCGCGGAAAATGGTCTTAAATCCCAGGCCCTGCCTGATGATCCTGATCGTGTTGATGCCTCAAGCTCGGCGTTTGCTCCCGAGATTCTTGAAGCTATTCGTGACCACTCTGAGCGGAACGATCCTGTTCCTGATGATGACCTTGATGTTGAGGATATTCTTTCCAAAATTGAAGAGGACCACTCTGAAGCTGCTGATACGTATACCATTGGACTTCTTGAAGAAGACTACGAGGCTATTGATGGCTTTGTTCATGAGTTCTTTCCTCGTTACAACCGTAAAACAATCGTTCGTGCGCTTTACAACCATACTGCGTTTCGTACCGGATTGGAGCGTGTGTTCAGGGAAAAAGATACTATGGTTATTCGCAACCGGAAGTTTGTTGGAGAAGTCCGAACACTCACCATAAATTTGCGTAACCGAGTTGGTGTTCGTATCAAGTTTCAGTATGCCATTGAGAGGTACATTGAGGGTGATTGGGCCGCTGCTAGATCAAGGTTGAATGAAGCCAGGACGACCCTTACCGATTGGGTTCGTGCCGTGCCAAATATGATAACCTCGTTCTTTACTAGGTTGGCCAATACTGAGGCCCGTTTCAATAATTATCTTTGGACCAATTATCCACAATTCTGGCAAACTTATAACTTTCTGAAAGCCTTTCTGGCTAATTTGGTTGTCATGGTTCCCTTGTGGATTGGCTTGGTCAAATTGTTGGAATGGTTGTTGGTGCCAAAGGCTGTTCGTGAAGCCCAAAAATGGCAGACCAAGAAGCGTCTTGAAAGCATTGCTAAAATGCGTGCATTAGAGGAAGATGAAAAGTTGAAAGATCCAGTCAAAGCTGCTCAAGAAGACGCTGAGATTGTTGAAGCGCTTAAGGAAGGCCTAGTGTTCGATTCTGAATCCACAGGAAAGGATAAATCGAACCATAGGGCCCGGCGTGCTGTGATAAAGGGCAGAAGTAGGGAGAAACACCCTGATTTTTACTCAGAATCTGGTGGTGATGTCAACCTTGCAGAGATGATGAAGAAGGTTTCGATGAATAACCTTTACATCATGTACTACCCAGAGTCCGATGGTGGTTACAGTACAGCTAAGGCTGGACAGATTACCGTTGTTTCAGGTCACGCTGCCCTGTTGCCTTACCATTATTGTGCCACCTTCCAGTATCGTGTTGACAATGAGAAGTGGACTGAGGACACCAAAGTTTTGCTCAAATCGAAAGCTTTGGAGTGTGAGGTCTCTGTTAAGTATTTTTTGAAGGCTTACCGATCCAAGCATTTTGAGAATAATGATTTGTATATGTTCGAGTTGCCCAAGACCATGCCTACCCACGGCAATATCATGAAGTATTTTTGCACGAATGCACAACAGTCCCACTGGATGAGTGCTTACGGTGGCTTATGGTTGGCGTACGATGATTGGACTTACAACCCGGCCATGCACATTAAGGTCGGAGAGGCTGGTTTCACTGTTGATAGTGGTGAAGCCGGGATGACTGAATTGAGTGATGTTTACCTCTACCGGTGTCCTACTAAGGCCGGTGATTGTGGTGGCTTATTGACCATAAATGATAGATCCGTTGGACCTGGGAAGATCCTCGGCGTTCATACTGCTGGTACGAACACTTCTGCCAGCATAGCCATTGGTATTGCCTCAAAGGTCACTCGCGAGCAGGTCGAAGAAGTATTCGACATGCTTTGTAAAGAGAGTGCACAGTTCCCCCTGCCTGCGCTTGTGGTGTCGCAGTGTTTGGCCGTAGATCCACCACAAATTTTATCACATGGTTTTCCCCTTCTGGGAACTCCTGAAAGAGCTGTTTATGGCTCTCCTATGACGCGTTTACGCCCTAGCGGTATGGCTGGCATGTGGAGTCCTGTTAATAAAGCGCCTGCGCGATTGTGCCGATTTGCTATTGAAGGCGAAGTCGTTAATCCGCTTGAAAAAGCAGTTCAAAAATACAGGAGATCGTTACCTGTACCTGTGGTAGATCCCCCCCTTGAAACCTTCCGCCATGCCGCTCGTTTGACCATGGCGCAAGCATTTAGAGTTTCGAATTATGCCGAAGACGCTCCAAAGTCGATTTTGACTATTGAAGAGGCTGTTTATGGTATGCCTGGAGTTCCTTTTATGGACGCTATTCCGAAGTCCACGTCTCCTGGTTATCCTTATGCACTTCAATCTCACCCTAACTATCCTGGCAAAACTTGGTGGTTGGGTGTTGGAGATGAGCGTTTTGGCCCCGGATGGGAAGAATTGGTTACAGATGTTGAGATTATTTTGGCAGCAGCTCGTAAAGGAGAGAGATCGCCAGTGTTCTTCACTGATTTCTTAAAGGACGAGTTAAGGACCCATGAGAAGGTGTCCATCGGCAAGACGAGATTGATATCTGGCAGTTCTTTGCCATATCTTGTTGCGTTTAGAATGATGTTTTTACCCTTAATGGCGTGGGATAGGTCTAATTGTGTTCTGAATATGAGTGCTGTTGGTATGAATCCCTACAGCCATCAGTGGCATATCCTGGCCAAGTTGTTGAAGTCAAAGGGTCCTAAGGCCTTTGATGCTGATTTTGCTGGCCTTGATACGTCCCATTTTCATGAGATTTTTGTACAGTATGCTGAGTTTGCTAATTTGTTTTTTGAAGATGGAGAAGAGAATGCATTAGTGCGACGTGTCCTTATGGAACACGCCGCGTATTCAATTCACGTGGCCGGTAGTGAAGTTTATTTGTGGTCTTGTGTTGAGCCTTCGGGTTTTCCAGCCACTACTGATTTTAATGGCTTTGCTGTGCTTAGTTTATTGCGTGCGTGTTGGATTGATCTTAATCCACGCGGCATTGCTGGTGCGGCTGATTTCGACAATCACGTGGTTGCTATCGTTCTTGGTGATGACCATGCCGTCAACATATCTGACTATGCTTCTGAGTTCTATAATCAGAAGACTCTTGTTGGGGCTATGGCCAGGTATGGTTATGTTTACACTGATGCTCAAAAGAACAGTGACCCAGAACCTTGGAAGACGCTTGAGGAGTGCTCTTTTCTCAAGAGGGGCTTTAGATTTGAACCCCACGTCCATCGTTATGTTTGTCCATTAGACCTTGATACCATTCTGGAGATGCCATACTGGTATAGGAAAGGTCCAAACGAGCTTGAATCACAAGCTCAGACTGTTGATATAGCTCTCAAGGAACTCAGTCTTCATGACCCCGAATTGTGGGAGGAGTTCTCTCCCAAAATTCTTAGTGCGTCCAAGAACACCCTTGCACATTTGTCTGAATTCAACGACCGCGGTAGGACCCAAGCTGTGGTGTTGAGTGAGGATTATGTGTGGTAGCTCAGCCTGATCTTGCTGTTCCCGGATACCTGGTGGTTAAACAAAGGGAACAGTAGTGCAGGTGAGTGGAGGAGGCTGTTGGTATTTACCATTACCTCTCAGGATCTAGCCGTGGCACTCCCACATTATCCAGAGAACCCACCTATATTCATGTGTATGACGGTAAACATGGACGAATATTCTGTCGCTAATACAATACCAAACAATACCCAAGTTCCTAGTGAACAAACCGCTATTCAAGAAGTGGTAGAGACTGCTAAGTTTGACTCTGACCGTGTCGTTGTTCAGAAGACTCTTGTTAACACTATGAGTCCTCAGTCCGGCGATATGGCTAGTATTTCTGAAAGTCGCTCCCATGAGATTCGTAATTTCTTAGGCCGCCCGGTCGTCCTCAGACAGCTTCAATGGACGCTGACTGATCCAGTGATGACCAACCTTACAACTTTGACGTTGCCCGACGATCTGATTTCCCATGCTATGTATAAAGAAAAACTGCGTGGGTTTTTGGGTTTTCGAGCCGACATTGTGATACGTGTTCAGATTAATGCACAACGTTTCCAGCAAGGAAGATTGATGTTGTGTTGGTTGCCCCAAGGTCAACTCCTTGGTGTCAGAGCTGAGGTTGCCCACTCTGACCTCACTTTTTGCACCCAACTTCCTCGCATCGATTTTGATCTTGCTACTGATACGGATGTGTCTCTACGTATACCCTATGTTTCTCCTACCCTTATGTATAATATGGCTACTGGCTTGGGTCCTTTTGGGACTTTCAAGCTTTTTGTATATAGTCCTTTTGTTGCTGTTTCGGGACCCAATTTTATTGAGGTCACTGTTTTTGGCCATTTTGAGAACGTTGAATTGGAATTCCCTGCTTTTGTTTCACAAGGAGGAGATTTTCCCATGAATACTCCACGTTCTTTGCGGCCTGACGACGAGCCACCCAAATATACCCTATCACGAAGACTCACGCTTCGTGACAATATCTTATCCCTTGTTGACATGCTTGACGATAGGCAGTTGATATATGTGAGAAACCACTTTCGCGATCTCAAGAGAGTGAATGAGTCACCCCTTTGGGTTTCACAATGTGGTGATATACCCGATCGTTTTAAGACGATGCCTCGGAAGCGTTCCAGAGCTTCCCTCTCCACTTCGCCTCCCGTTGTGGATGATGTTCACCCCAACCTTTTTGATCTCGGCCAAGAAAGACGCCGAGCCATTTACTTCGAGATAGAGACCATCATGGACACATGGTCTGATCGACTTCTCGAGACTGCGCATGACTGGTTAGCTTCCTTTGTTCCAAAGTGTAGCACTTTTAACCTTAACCGCAGGGTAGACCTGGTTTCTGAAGCCAGAAGTTCTAGATTCGAATCACAAGCCGGAAAGATGAGCAAATCCGGTAATGGACGCGGTCCCACCCGCTCCGAGCCTTCTGCCGTAGAAGCTATGCAATACGGTGTTGGTCCTATTAGTGGCGCACTCAATAGAGTCTCGCTGGCGAGCCGAATATTGGGTGAAATTCCTTTGTTGACTTCCATTACAGGGCCTGTTTCTTGGGCCACAGCTATTATGTCTCGCGCTGCCACCGCATTTGGTTTTTCGAAACCCCGGTCTGCAGGCGCAATCACCAAACAACATATCAATGGTTTGTCTTACATCAATAACTCTGATGGTCAAACCACTGCCCACTCGATGGGCCTCCTTGCTGATAACCATGTCACCCGACTCCCAGGTTTCGCAGGAACCGACAATGATGAGATGTCCATGTCATACATGCTCTCCATACCAACGTGGTTCCGCACTGTTTCCTGGGGTCCTGGATTCGTTTCAGCTTCTCCCCTTTTCTCTATTCCCCTCAATTTGGTGACGTTTGAACAATATCTTGGAGCTTCCTCCACATATAATTTCTACGCGCCCACTCCTGTTGCTTTTCTTAGACGGTATTTCGCTTATTGGCGTGGGGGGCTTTGTTTCAAGTTTAAGTTTGTTAAGACTGAATTTCATACTGGACGGTTGATGTTTGTTTTCAACCCTACGAATATTGTTAATCCTAGTTTTTCGGATACTGAATTCATGTATAAAGAAATTGTTGATATCCGTGAATCAAATGAATTCACGGTTACTGTACCATATGCTCAAGTGGTGCCCTATCTCGATACTATCGGAGGTCAAAATGGATTTCTCAGATGTTATGTGCTCAATCCCCTTGTTGCACCTGAGACTGTTCCACCCGATATTAACATCTTGATGGAGATGCATGCAGCGGAAGACTTCGAGTTTGCCTTCCCCTGTCCACCTACTGCTACGGCCGTTGCCTTCCTTAACAAGGAGGCCCCTGTGGCACCTTTAGCTCGACTCGCTCCCATTGACGAAGGGACCGTTTTAAAAGATGAAGACGAAAATCTTTCCGATGAAGCCCGTGATGCCGGCCTTGTGTCCCAAGCACTTGGAGAAAATGCTGCTGAAAATGAGCATACACTCCAACCTGCTACACAGCCTGAGAACATTGGTTCTGGTAGCCCAGCTGCTTCTGGAGGTTTAGCATCCTCCTTAGCTTGCATCGGCGAGAAGATCCTCTCCATTCGTCAACTCTTGAATCGCTCAATCGCTGTACACTATAATTTAGGTGGTGCATGGTTTGGTGTCGAGTTTAATCCTTTTGAGATTCAACTCCCTGTTGCTTACACGAACACCATCCAAAACTCCCCTATGGCCGTTGATTATTATTCGACCTTTTCCTCGCTTTTTGCTTATAAGCGTGGTAGTGTTAGGATGACCGCAGTTCCCGCTCGTGTCGGGAGTTCTGCGAATGGATTGGCTAGCTCCCTTAGAGCCAACCTAATGCCCAAGAGTTCCACGACGTCCTTCCGGTCACCCCGGAATAGTGACGTCAGATTGCCTTGGAATGTGTGTAACGAGGCTTTCCCGACCAATCCTGGAATATCAGTAGAAATTCCACAATACACACGAACCCACTCAACTTTGAATCGGTTGTCTACGGTTGCCGCTGGCGACCCGACTGATACTTATGCACCTAATGCGGTTGTTGCTTTCCGCATTGCTCTCACTGGTGCAGCACCTACGACCTTTTATAGATCCATCGCTGAAGATTTTCAGTTAGGTTTCTTCATTGGCACTGTCCCGCAGTGTCCCGGGAACCAAGATGGTCAGATTGGTCAAAATGTTGAGTGGTAGACCCATATATCCAGAGAAGTTTCCCTTGGTTTCATTTCTCTTGTACATTGATTACTCGTACGTCCCCCAAGGTATATGGGGCGATACGAGGGCGCTGGGGTTAAACAGCGTGACTATTTTGTTTCTCATGATGAGTCTGATGCTATGTCGTTAAATGCGTATGTCCCGACACAGGCTTTTCTACAATTGAGTTCGTTGTTTCAGTAAACACAACGATGTGGATTATTTATTATACGCGTGAATAGTTCACTGTTTTCATGCAAA